TGAGACCGTGGGCCGCAAAAGCGTGGGAAGAACATCTCAAGCGGGCTAACAACAGAATAAACGACAAGTGAGCACCGCAGGCCCGTTCTTTAATTACCGCAAGGCGCGTCGTGATCGAGTGTTGCGCAAGATGGCGGCCATGCGCGCGGCCAAGGAGCGCAAGCGGCTGGCGCGGCCGGCGCCGGTCCCGGAGCCCGAACGCCAGCGGTGGCATCGGCTGGAGTTCGGGGTGCGCGACAAACTTACTGGCCAGACCGCCTGGCACGATCTCAAGAGCGTGCGCCACGCCACCATCGCCGTCCGCCTGCTGCTCCGCCACTACGTTTGACCTATGAGCCACACCGTTTCCACTGACTTCACCGACCAACTGCCGCCGCACTCGGTCGAGGCCGAGCAGGCGGTGTTGGGCGCCATCCTGCAAAAGCCGGCAGATGCGTTGCCCGAGGTGCTGACCGAGCTGCATTCCAAGTCGCAGGCCAAGCTGGCGTTCTACGATCTGCGGCACGCCACCATCTTTGGCGTGCTGGTGGAGATGTATGAGGCGCAGCAGCACATGGATCTGGTCACGGTCCACCAGCGGTTGAAGGATCTCGGCCTGCTCGAATCCATCGGCGGCGTGAGCTACCTGACAAGCCTGATGGATGGCGTGCCAGGCGCGGCCTTTGCCGGCGAGTATGCCCGCACGGTCGCCGCCAAGTGGAAGCTGCGCAAGATGCAGGCCAGCCTCGTGGAAAGCCTTGCCCGGCTGCGCAAGCTGGAGCCGCAGGACACGGCCGAGAGCATTCTCGAAAGCATCAGCGCGGACGTGCTGGACGTGGTGAGCGATGCCCGGAGCGTGGCGGGCGAGCCGCAGCTCATGGGCGACTGGTTCGACGGCATCCAGACGCGGATGGAGAGCTTTGTGCAGGGGCGCAAGGTCATGCTGGGCTTGCCCACGGGCTTTAACTACCTCGACAACATGCTCTGCGGCCTCAAGGGCGGCGAATACATCGTCATCGCGGCGCGGCCGGGTCAGGGCAAGACGAGCATCGTGCTGCAAATGGCCGAGCATCTGGCCGTGCGGCTGGACAAGCCGGTCGCCGTGTTCAGCATGGAGATGAGCGGCGAGAGTTTGGCCGAGCGCGTGTGGTTTGGGTTCAGCGGCGCGAACTTCCAGCACTACCGCAACGGCTTCATGGAGCAGCGCGACATCCCGCGCCTCACCACGGCCGGCGTGAAGCTGCGGCGCGCGCCCATTTGGGTGGATGAGACGTGCGCCATGAACATCCAGCGGCTCTCGCTGGTGGCGCGCAAGCTCAAGCGCCAGCACGGCATCCAGGCCATCTTTGTGGACTACCTCCAGCTCATGCCGGCCACGCCCGGGCGCGAGAACGACATGCGGGCGCGCGAGCTGGCGGACATCAGCATGGGGCTCAAGCGGCTGGCCAAGGAGCTGAACCTGCCCGTGGTCGTGCTGGCGCAGATGAACCGGAACATCGAGCAGGAGGACAACAAGAACCGCAAGCCGGTGTTGAGCGACCTGAAGGACTGCGGCCAGATCGAGCAGGACGCGGACGTCGTGGGCTTCCTGTATCACGCGGACCTGCGCAAGCCGCAGGCGCAGTGGGAAGATCAGGGGCGCCGGCCGGAGCAGTTCCGGTTTCTGGACCAGTTCGAGCTGCCGGAGCAGGAAGCCGAGGCCATGCGCAAGGCGAAGCTGCTGCCGGAGTGGACGCCGCTGAACTGGCGCAAGCACCTGCGCCGGATCAACCTGCTCATCGCCAAGCAGCGCAACGGCCCCACGGGCGATTGCGCGCTGGTGTATGAGAGTGCGCGGATGCGGTTCCACGACGCCTACAACCCGGCGGAAGAAGAGGCCGCCGCGCCGTCCGCGCCCGTGGGCCGCGACGTGGAAATGCCCACGGCGGAGGAATTGGGGTGGGGGAAGTAACAACGCTTCGGATCAGTGAACCGCGAACCCACGACTATGAAGACACCACAACCCAGCCCAGAGCGGTTCACTGCATCCGATTTGTTCGCCTCCGGGTTCGACCTCGGCGCACTTCGGCGGCGGATCGGCACGGCCATCGCCAAAGCAAAGTTCAATGCCCTCCCAAAGTCCGAGCAGGACAAGCGAGCCGCTGAAGCAATGAAAACCATCAACCAACTCATCAAATGATCGACATCAAACCACTCAAAAAAATCTGCGTTGTCTCAGTCATCCTCGCGCCTCTTGGAGCATGGAAGGCTGTGGAACTATTGATCTGGCTCGCCTCGCACATCACTTGGAAGTGAGGCGAACACGGATTAAGCGAACTGCCGTCAGCCCATGACCCTCCCCGATCTCAAGTGGACGCCGCACCCGCTGTTTCCCGTGCCCACGGCGGAGGAATTGGGGTGGGGGAAGTAGCGACCAACTTTATGCAGCCTAAAACCATTATTCACTTGTTATCAGGCGGTCTTGACTCTGTGACGATGCTCTACGACCTCAAGCAACAAGGGCATAGCGTCCACTGCCTGTTGTTCGACTACAAGCAACGCCACGTCCAAGAACTGACGTTTGCAAAAGGACACTGCCACCGTCTTGGCGTGCTCTACACAACGATGGAACTACCGCTGCTCGGCGGCCTGAATGACGAAAGCTGGATCGTGCCTAATCGCAACTGCATCTTGCTTGCTTTGGCCGTGAACCTCGCAGTGCAAGCCAAAGCGGACACGGTGACTATCGGCTGCAACAAGGACGACGAAGCCGCCTTCCCTGACTGCCGCATGGCGTTCCTGCAACTGTTCAACACGTTGCTGAAGACGGCGGAAGTGAACGTGGAGGTGTGCGCCCCGTATGTTGATTGGCCGAAGTGGAAAATTGCAGACCTATCTAAACAACTCGGAGTCCCAGTTCATGAAATCTGGACCTGCTACCGAGGCGGGGCGAAGCCCTGTGGTGAGTGTCCTGCCTGCAAGAAACTCGAAGCTGCCTTGAAATGATGATGATGGCTGGACAAAGCAACCCGACGTGGCACTACGCCGCTGGCAAATGGCCCGGCAAGGCGGGGCTGCTGCTCGGACCTTCCTACTTCAAAAAACAGGCGCTACGGCCGTGGCTGCCGTATGCCCTCGACAACGACGCCTTTACCGCCTGGCAGCAAAAGAAGGAATGGAGCGAACCGGCGTGGCGCGAAATGCTGCAATGGGCACGGATGACCGGCTACAAGCCGCTGTGGGCAATCGTGCCCGATGTGGTGGCGAACAGGCAGGCGACTTTGGATAACTGGAAACGCTACGCGCCTGCCGTGGACGAAATTGGATGGCCGAAAGCGTTTGCGGTCCAGGACGGCATGACACCAGACGATGTGCCAGAATCAGCAGCAATCGTGTTTGTGGGCGGCAGTGACTCCTTTAAGTGGCGCACGGTTAAGACTTGGGCCAGCAAATTTAAGCGCGTCCACGTCGGGCGCGTCAACAACATCGAAAAGGTGTGGTTATGCCAAGACCTTGGGGTTGAATCGGTGGACGGCACGGGATGGTTTAAAGACCCGTCGCGCGAAGACAAATTGCCATCGCTTTTGCGATGGTTCCAAGGAGAGAGACTTGTTGCGCCTGAGTTCCTTGAATTAACATGACCCTCCCCGCGCTCAAATGGACGCCGCACCCGCTGTTTCCCGTGCCCACGGCGGCGGAGCTGCGCGCCACGCTCGCGGAGCCGGATGGCGCGGAACGCATCGCCCATGCCTATGCCCGGCGCGAGAACGCCATCCTCGACGCCAAGGCGGACCCGTTCCGCCACGAGCCGGACCCGCCGCACTGGGCGGATGCCGACCGCCTGCTCGCCGAGTCGGACGAGCACGGGCGCGTGCTGTTCCTCATGCTCCTGGGCGGCAACCGCTCGGGCAAATCGCGCTACGCCGGCCGGCGGCTGATCGAGTCGGCGGTGCGGCATCCGGGCTGCAAGCTGCTGTGCATCGCGGAGAATTTCGAGAGCAGCATCGAGACCCAGCAGCAGATCCTGTGGCATTACCTGCCCAACGAGTTCAAGGCGCTCAACGGCAAGCAGAGCAAGAAATACTACATCAAGTATTCGTCGCACCACGGGTTCAGCGACCAGCTCCTCGCGTTGCCCAACGGCAGCAAGTTCATGTTCAAGACCTACCAGCAGGACCCGGGCGACCTCGAAGGCCAGATGTTCGGCGTGCCGGGCCAGACCGTCGTGGCCGTGTGGCCGGACGAGAACCTGCGCGTGAACTGGTGGCTCATGCTGCAACGGCGTTTGCGGTTCCAGCAGGCCCAGCTCATCTGGAGCTTCACGCCCATCAACGGCATGACGGCCACGATCAAGGAAGCCGTGGGCGATGCGCCGGTCACGCGCGAGAGCCGGTTCGCCGAGCTGTTGCCCGACCGCGTGAACGTGCCCGGCCTGCCCGTGGGGCACATGCCGTTCATCCAGTTGCCCGCCACTACGCGCGGGCGCGTGATTTACTTCTGGTCGGAGTTCAACCGCTTCGGTGATGGGCAGCGCACGTTCTACGATGCCGTGAAGGACGATTGCCGGGGCAAGAACGGCAAGCCGAGGTCGGCTGAGTATGTCATGCGGATAAGCTATGGCTATACGCGCGACACCGTGGGCCGGCCGTTCCCCAAGTTCGGCGAGGTGAACATCGTGGCGCCGGAGCACCTGCCCAAGACCGGGACGGACTACCAGTTTGTGGACCCGGCCGGGGCGCGAAACTTCGCCAGCCTGTGGGTGCGCGTGACGCCGGACGAACGCTACTACGTCATGGCCGATTGGCCGGACGCGGCGACCTATGGCGAGTGGGCCATCCCGAATCTCGACGGCTCGGGCGATGCCGTGGGCAAGCTCTACAAGGCCGGCCCGGCGCAGAACTCGCTGGGGCTGGGCACGGCGCAGCTCAAGCGCGTGTGGCGCGGCGTGGAGCGCGAGCTGGGCTTGGAGGTCGTGGCGCGGTTCATCGACCCGCGCGCCGGGCGCAACCCGCACGCGCAGGAGCACGGCGGGACGTGTCTGGTGGACCAGTTTGCCACGCCCGAGGACGGCGAGGACGGCGAGGCGATGGAGTTCCTGACCGCGAGCGGCACGGACCAGGAGACGCGCATCGCGCAGGTGAACCGCCTGCTGCACTGGCAGGACGACCAGCCGCTCGACATGGTGAGCAACTGCCCGCGGCTCTACGTGAGCGCGGCCGCGCAGCAGGTGATCGGGACGTTCAACCACTGGCCCGGTCCCGTGGGCGGCGAGAAGCACGCCTGGAAGGACTTCGCGGACTTGCTGGGCTATCTGGTCATGGCGGACTTGCAGTATTTGGACCCGAAGCGGGAGTTGAGTTATGTGTGAGGTAAAGCAACCATCCCTTGACAAATCCCCGCCGGCGTGAATGGTAGCGGGCGTGTCCGGTGTCCGAACCGCCGGGCGCGCTTTGGCTGGGCTGCTTTCTTGACAGCCCAATGACAACTCAACCTTCCGAGCAGAACGAAGACGTGCTGCTCCAGACCACGCGCGAGCCGGACATCGACCTGCTCGTGAGCGAATTCGAGCAGGCCGGCGGCTACCTCGGCCGCCAGTGGCGTTCGGACACCGCCGACAAGGCCCGGTTCACCCGCTGGTCCGGCCAGCATCCGTCCGGCCGCAAGAAGCGCGACCTGCTCGGCGATGCCTGCCTGCCGTGGGACGGCGCGGCCGACACCCGCCAGCCGCTCGTGGACGGCATCATCCGCGATCTCTCCGCCGTGCTCACCACCGCGGGCGCCCGGGCGCAGGTCAAGGCCGTGCCCGCCAGCGCGGCGAACGAGGCCAAGGCGCAGCAGGTGGCCAAGCTCGTGAACCACTTCCGCCAGCAGCGCCGGCGCGAGCTGGGGCGCGAGCGTGAGCTGTTCGCCAACTACCTCCTCAGCTACGGCGTGGCCGTGTGGCAGGTCGGGTGGGAACGGCGCGTGAGCTACCAGCGCACCACCATCACGCTCCAGCAGATTGCCGATGAGTTCCCCGAAGGCCCGGCCTTGGTCTCGCTCGTGCTGGACCCGACGCAGGAGAACGCCGCCACGGACGCGGCCATGGCGTTGCTCAAGACCTTGAGCCGGGCGCAGGCGCGGCGCATCGTGCGGTCGCTGCGCACGTCGGCCAAGGCCGAGGTGCCCACGCCCTACGTCACCTATCACGGCCCGGAGTGGACCGCCCGCAAGGTCAACGAGGACGTGTT